AATCGGAAAAGTATCTTCTTGTAATACTTTTTGGTTTTCCAATTCTGTTTTAAGGATAGCGGCAATCTTATGCTTTATCAGCTCAACTCCCGAAGGTCCAATAACAGTGTTAATCATTACCATAATCTCCTAATATACAGGTTATCATTCCCAAAGTTTCGTCTGGAAAGTTTTCCATAATAACGTAATTCCTTAAATTACCTGTTGAATCTTTTACATTAACTAAGTGATTAAGCAAATTAACCTCATTATTATTATCCCTAGTATTATAATCCTTACTTAAAAGATCACTTTCATCTAAGCAAACGTGAGCGTTTTTACTATTAACTGGTAAACCATCGGAATCAAAATTTATATGATGCTTAGAAGCTAGACCATCAGTTTCGATAGTTAAGCCGCTAACTGGATGAATTAAAGTGATTTTTTCACTAAATCCGCCCTTCATAATTTTTTTGGCGTCCTTTCTGGCTTTTGTTAATAGATTTCCGCTCATTGTTTATTTCTTATCTGGTTTAGGTTTTTTCTGATCCTTTGGCTCTTTTTTTACCTCTTCAACAAAACCTCCTTTAAGGCTTTCTGTGACGTTTACAAATTTTGATTCATTTACAATTTCGCCCTTTACGGCAATTTTGTTATTTGCCAAAAGATGCTTAAAAGTTTTAATTTTGTACTGTTTCATTTTTCTTTTTATTAAGGCGGTTTTTACGCCGCCGTTAAATTATAACTTCGCTTTTACTAAGCGAGTACCTGAGCTGTATAGATTCTATCTATTGTTATTGGCATTGCCAAAGGAGCCGAAGTAATTTCCAGTGTGCTACTCATTGTTTTTAAATCTGAATAAGCTCTAAGCAAAAATTCAGCTTCAACAACGGATGGCATGGCTACGGTTTGACCGCTAATTTGCTGATCTACCATGTTAGGCAATCCTGCAAAAACAGTTTTTGCCATAAAATCATCTGGAATAAAAACCGCCTTATTAGAATCTAGGTAGTAAGCGGTAGTTCCGTCTGACTTCGTGTACTTCTGGTTATAAGTCCAAAGGTTAATATTAAAATCTCCAGCAGATACCTGTCCGTGAAATGCAAATCCAGTAACATTGTTAAACTCTGGCGAGATAACATCCGCTCTATTAATACGCCTATTGTTCGCTTCCTCTTTAAAATTTGGATTAGTCAGCAAAGCGGATAAACCTTCTCCACGCATTACCATGTTTAATGTGGTGGAGGCGCTTGCTCCAACATCTCTTAAAAAAGTACCAGCGTTTTTTAAGCTTGTTAAAGGCTCGGAAGTAGCATTGCTGAAATACTGAGCCGATCCTAAATCAACCATAGAAGCTGATTTTCTTTTATAATCAATGGAATCTCCATTAATAAGCTCAACAATTCCTGTTTGCATTACATCTGCTTGCTGTTTTCTGATTGATCTCTCAATCTTATCGCGCATTTTACGGATGTTTCGCAAAGCATTTTGAGCGATAATTGCGTTAACGGTTGAATTTTCTAATCCAACTCCTAATGCAATGGTTGACATATAAATCTCATCGTTTTGAAAGTCGTATTCCTCACGAAAATATGGTGGCTCAAATTTCTTTTCAGTAACAATACTGAATTTATTTTTGTTCCCTTCCGTAAATCTCCGAACGTCCACAGCGATGCTGTCGTTGTCTCTTTGGACTTCCAAATCTACTTGTTTAGTCATCGCCGTTTCTCTAGGAAAAAATCCTGAAAATCCAGCCAATACTGGTTTGTCCTCTACAAAAGTTCCGACTACCTTACTGGCAATCGTTTTTGTGTGATTCTGAATTGTGATTGCCATTAGTTGTCTATTTTAGTTTGTTCTTGGACTGCGAATATCACAAATCCTAAATCGGTTAATACGTCCCTAAGCGCCTTATTTCCCACAACCGTGTCTAGTGTCACGCTATCAGGTAGCAGCAATAGAGATCCGTCTATGTCGCCACGAATTGCGTAATCAATAGCAGCGGTCGCCCCTGAGGCTAAAGTTTCATCATTCATGAAAGTAATACCTATCACGTCGGCTAAATTACTTGCGGTCGCTAATTCAACTTGACCAGCCGTACCGGTATCTCTAACAACCAGCTGACCTATTGTAGCGTTTTGTGACGCCGCTGGATCTAAGTTGTTGGCTAAAACTCCTTTGGCAAATCTAGCACCATATAGGAATAAGTTTTTCCTTACGAAATCAACCGTTGATTGGTTGTTCGTGGCGTTTCTTTGTGTTGCTGTAATGCTCATGATTTATTTGAGTTTAAAATTAAAAGCTTCGTTTAGTTCCTTTTGCTCGGCAGAAAGTCCAGCATCAAGAGTTGATTCTCCTGTTTGAAAATCCTTTGCGGATTGACTTTCCATTTCGGCAATATTTTTCATTTTGCTAGATTTAACCAGCAATTTTTCTCTTTGAGAATTTGTAATTTCAGCACCGCTTTCGATTCCGTCCATTACGGCTTTAGAATCGGTTTCTGAGTGAGCCAACCAGCTTTGTACTCTTTCAGATTCAGCAGTAACACCAGCTCCAAAAACTTCGCTAAAAAGCTCTGGATGCGTTTGTTTTAGTTCCTGTGTTGTCATTGTTTTTGAATTAAAATTGAGATTAGTAATATTGTTGTTTGTTATTATTTTTTGGAATAAATCCTCCATTGTAGATCTTCCATCTAGGTAAACTCCTGTGTCGTCTTTTGCGAAAATTGCGTTTCCGCTGAGTTGATCGCTTGTTAATTTAGGTCTATTTTCCTGTAATGTAGAAATAAACCTTTCATTAACTGGATCTAAAAGCTCATTAACTAATAAAGTATAATTATCATTATTTAAAGCCTCCTCAATTGGCTTATTTTTTAAAACTGATTTTGTGGCATAAAGTCTAATATATTTAACTCCGTCCTTTTCGCTATTGGCTTGCCTTCCCTCTGTCTGTAACATGGTTCCTAAACTTCCAACCATTGACATATCACTTTGATAGTATATACCATTAGCGGCGCTGGCTATGCCATAAGCGGCACTGGCTAGTGTTCCTCCTTTCGAGATTAAAACGTAAACTGGTTTGTCCATTGCTTTAACCTCGTTAATAGTGTCAACCATTATTTCAACCGCAGCTGTAGAGCCTCCTCCAGAATCCATATCAAAAATAAATCCTTTAACGCGGTTGTCTTTCGCCATCGATAAAACATTTTTTGAAACGTCTAACATTCCTAAAGTCGAAGCACCTCCGCCCATTAAAATAGGTCCATTAATTTTTACAATTCCAACGCCGTTAAATTCGTCTTGATTTTCTAATTCATAAGTCCGCCTAATTAACCGATCTTCACTATTAAATACAATGTCAAAAGAATCGTTTTTAATATCTTTAAGAGCGTCAAATTTGATTCCGTTCTTCACATCGCTTAAAACGGAAAGCATGGCTGGTAACGTAAAAGAATCAACGCAAAATGGCGTTAATCCGTATATTTCTTTAGCTAGTTGAAAATTCATATTACAATATTAACGATTATTTTTTTATTATAAGTTTTTTTGATAGTTTTATTTTTTTTATTGCTAATCCTTCGTAATCTTTTTAAACTTTTCAACTCCACGGCTTCCAAAATAAGCAAGGTAAACAGTTACAAGTAATGTTTTTAAAAGGTCAACCCAAACAGGATCTATATTAAAATTTATATTTAAGCTATCAAAAATAATAAATAATGTCATTGCTAAAGTTAAGAAGCCTAAACAAATTGGACGTATATTTTTAGACAAAAAAGAATCTGACTGCATATCATACTTCCATCGGTTAGAAATATTAATCATATCCTTTTTATCTAATTCTGCCTGTGAATTAAGCATTTTTTTATCCATTTCGGAGAGGTCTGGAGAGTCGTTTATTTGATTCACTAAATCGCCTAAACCCTTAATTCCTGTAAAACTTCCAGCAAGTTGTAAAAGCTCTGGAGCAACTTTAGTTCCTTTTTCAACCAACCAACGAATACTGTCTCCAACTCTTGTGGTTCCGTTTTTTTCTTTGTAGCTAGGTTTTGGATCTACCATGTTCTGTTTCTTGCTATATCAATGTGAATAAATCTTTTTGAAAAATAATGCTTAAAGCCGCCAATCCATGTATTTTTAAATAAGTTGGATAAATAAGTCATTTTATATTCATCCTCAGTCGTAATATCTACCGCTCCCCATTCATGTATGCTGTCTCCGCTCCTTCCTTTGCTTAATTCATGCCTAAGCGTACGTTTACCGCAAGTGATAAAAAAAGCAAAACCAGCATCAGTTCTATAAGGTTGCAAAGCCCAAAGAATCGATAAATTTTGTTGTTGCTCTGCTGTGCTTTGTTGCTCAAACTCAGACAATATTAACTCTCTATCCTCTTTTGTAACCACAGAATAATCTCCATAATTAAGGTATTCCCTAACTGTGAAATTTTCTGGAGTTAAAAGCTTGTTTTCTAATAAATCTAATCTTTGCTTAATTGTTTTCATTAATCAAATAATTTTTGTAATTTTTTAATAATTCCGTTTTCTATTGTTTTGGAAACGTTTTCAAAAAAAGTAAAATAAGTCGGTTTTTTTCCATAAAGAATTTTAAGATGCCTTCCTATGCTTGCAAATTCATAAAGGCAAATCATTATATTAATTGCAACCGTAATATAAAGAAAAGTCCTGTAAAAACTTGTTAAATTAAGAGCTATAAAAAGAAAGCAAAAAATAACCATTGAAAACATTAGAATAATTACTCCAAAGAACTTCCAAAAACTTTCCCATAATTTAGATGCTGTAATTTCTATTTCTTGTTTTCTTGATGCGGTTACGCCTAGAATAAAATCAACCAAATATAAAGAAAAAAACGCGAAGATTCCAAAAGCAACCACCACTAACGGCATTATAAGCTGCTTTTTTTTTACTCCATCAAATATGATTTCAAACAGTTGAGTTATTCCCCAACTTGGAGCCAAAGCAATAACGACCAAGGCTCCGTTGTGAAAGTCTAATATTTTCTCCAAATAAGTAGTGTTGGGATTCATAAAATTAAATTATATTGATTAAATAAAAATGTAAATAAGCGGAACCACAATAGCAAAACCAATACCAGTGGCAAAAGCATCTGCTTTGCTCCCTACGATTTTATTCCTTGCAAAAATGTGTAACCTATAGAAAATCTCGAGTTTTTGGTAATAAACTGCTGAAGTGTGGTCCTGGATAATTTCAAAAGCCAATCCGAATACAGTTCCAAAAACTAATTGAATAGCCATCTCCTCCCACCATCTAGTTGAGCTGTAGAAGCCCAGCAAACTAAAGGCTCCAAATAGTAGCAATCCAAAACCTGCGCCCACAATAATGTGTAAGTGCCATCTCTCTTTAATAATCTTGTCAAAAAAATTCATAAGCTCTGTTTATTTATTGTTGTTTATAATCCTCTATTTTACTTAAATCAAACTGTTTGTTTCCAAAGAATACCTCGGCATCTTTTAAGGTGCCTTGAAAAACCATTCTACCTATTGTGTGGTGAGTCCTACCTTCTGTGGGTGCTTCTATAACACTCACTATTTTTTTTTCTGTGTAGATAATAAGTACCATATTTTTATTTTTAAGATGTTGTTATTGTATGTCCATAATTGTTAACCAGAACGTATATTTTTTGCCCTTGATTTATTGGGTTACCATTATTTGAACCTTGTACAAATTGAGTTGGTGCTTCTACAGCTCCTGTCTGTGTTAAGCTAGAAGCGCCCCATACTATATCTCTAAATTGTTCTGGAAATTCATTTAATTGGGCTTCTTGTGATAAAGTATCTAAAAATCCATTTTCAATAACTAGATCATACATTTGATCGGTAAATTCATCAAACCTTAAATCAGTTGATGCCATATCATTAAAGACAGGTAAAGATTTTAAAGATTTTAAACCAGACCACTTAATGCTAATTTCTGAAAAATCTAGGTTACTCATTCTAAGAATTAATTCTTCTATTTTTTTACAATTAGGGTTTCTAAGGTCTAGCATAGTCGGGTCGTTAACTATTCCTTGTCCTATTTTAAGGTTTTTTAATTCTGGAAGTTCCAAAACTTCTTTAGGCAGCTCTGAAAAATTGTTAAATAAAGCCCATAAATCAGTTAGTTTTTTTAAAGACCCTATTTCAACAGGTAGGTCAGTTAAATTACACCTTTGAATACTTAAAAAAGTAAGGGTTTCACTAAGCTGATTTATTTTAAAGAAGTTAGAGCTAATATGGTCTTGTAAATCAAAAGAGCTGTCAAGCGTTAACGTTTGTAATGGATTTAAAAATATTCCATCAAAGATAGCTGGAAAGCTAAAACTTAAAGCACTTCTTAATATAATTGTATTTAAGTTTCTAAGGTCAAAAAAAGAAGTAGGAAAAGAGTCGAAATTTGTAGATCTTAAACTTAATTGTTTTAAGTTTTTTATAAAACCAACTTCAACAGGAAAACTTCCTGTTACATTTGCGAATCTAATTGTAATGTCATCTATTTTTGTTAAGTCTTCAAATTCAAAAGTTACAAATCTGTTAGAAGTGTTACCGTCAATATATTCGTGAGCATCTTCGGGGTTATTTCCACGCACAATGTAATTTGTTAGATTGTTAAATGAATCAACAACTCCATCACCATAGTTTATTTTATATGACATTGGAGATGAAAAACCTATGAAGAAAACCCCTAGGCTTGAGCTTGTTAAGCTTGGAAATCTATCACCAGTAACCTCAAATGTTAAAGTATTAATCCTGAACTCTGGAAATTTATTTCCGACTGATACTATTTTACCTCCTACACTATACATTTATTTTCTTTTAAATTAAGATTCGCTAACTGTTCCGTGAGTTAAGTAATGCCATCCACTAGGACTCGTATTAGTGTCATCTAATATGTAAGTCTTTGATATTTGATTGCATACCACATGAAATCCTCTATTCTTATCAGGGTAAGCCGCATCTAATCCCGTTCTAGTCATATCCGTTGTCTGAGCATCCCTAAAAACGATCAACTCAATAATTTCTCTGGTTTCAGAAATAGCTCCTGGTCCAACAACTTCAACTTGAAATTCATCTAAACCTCTATGCTCTGGCCTGTATTTTGAAGCAAAAGAATCTACTATTTGCCACCTTTCAATAGAATCAACATAAACCAATTCGGTAGTTCCTTGAATACCCATATTGGTTAATCCTGTAGGTAGTTTTATTCTTTTATTTTCATCTGAATTTGTATCCTCAGCATTTAACCTTACATCAAAGTCTGAATTATTTATTAAAGTGATTCTTTTGTAAGCTTCAAAACTAAATCCATTAACAATGGCTTGGGCGTTGGTGTTAGTGAATTGAATTATTTCAGCGTTAATTTCCAAATTATTATAATTACCTCCCGATGCGATAATTTGCTCATTAATAATTTTACCAATCAAAAGCCAATCATTTGTATTGCTTAAAGTTGGCTCGGAATTTACACCAGATAAGCTTACCCATTGCCTACCTAAATGAGTAACGCTTTGACCTACTTTTGGGCGAAGATCTGCGCTCCAAATCTTTTTTTTATTTTCTGCTATTGACGTTGTCTGTGAAGCCATTTTTTTATTTCTTTTATTTATTCAATATCTCCGCCGCCTTTTCCGTTTACTTTTCCTTCTCTTGTTTCTCTAGGCTCTTCCAATAAAGGTTTTAACTCGATGTTTGAATTTTCTTTTTTGTATTTATTGTAATTTGTTATCCAATCAGAACCATTAGCCATCTGAGTCGCCTGCTCCCTACTGATTAACGGGCTATTATCTTGAAGTAATGATCTTATCGCTTTAGCCTCTTTAAAAGGATCTATGTGTTGCATTTTTTTACCAACAAATCTGGATGAATAATAAGCTTCCAAAGCCATTTCATCACTTGTTGCAACGGCCCTGTCATATCCAGAATTATCCAAAGTTCCTTTCATATATTGATAGTAGCACCAGAAGCGGTTTATTGGCTTGTAGAACTGCTCCACAATGATGCTTTCCCTATAAATGTCTATTATATACTCCCACATATTTATCGCCGCTCTGGAGCTGCTATACGACTGTTCAAACATTTGATTCGCAAATTCTGGCGGTATGTCTATTGAAGCGCAAAGGGATCTGATAATTGCCTTATGAAATGGATCAAAACTCACCTCGCTTTCGTTTGTTGTAGACTTTAATTTTGCTCCCCTTGGTAGGTTAAGAACTTGCCCGCTTGTTGATTGTCTTAAGGCTTGAGCTGTTCTACCGCTTTCTTCAAAGGTGTTATCCTCGTTTGTAACATTAGATATTTTTCTAGCGCCTAATCCTCCTAACGGATTTTCTCCAGTTGAATTGTCATCATGCTCAAAAGTATAAACCAAATCAGCCATTTTTTCGGCTTTAGAAACCGAAGCTTCAACAAATCTGTCTAGTTTAGAGATTTTCTCCATCATTGAGCTGATCTTTGGAATACCTCTGTGATGATCAACTCGATGTTTATCACCGTAAATCATCCAAACCATCAAATTACCTCTTGAATCTTTAGCTTTTAGCCTTTCATAATCAGCTAGATTGTTATTTTTATCGGTTTTTACCCAAAAAGCAACATGCTCTCCTTTTGGATTTACCTCAACTCCTTCAACTATTTTATTTTCTTTACCCTTTCCATCATCAGCAAATGGTGTCTCAATATGCTCTCCGTCTATTAACTGTATTTTTATTCCTGTTTTCTCTAATCGCATAATAATCAAGGCGTCACCTCCTAAAAAAGCAGTTTTAAAAGCGTCGCTAGCTTTGGCATGTAAGTTTTGCCTTCCCGAATAATCGCTTAATTTAGATTTGGCCCAAAGATTAAAAAGCCTTTCTTTTTTATTAATATCATCCTCACTTACTTGCTGATAACCTAATAACTGCAAAACCTCGTTATCTGGCTCATATTCAAACTTTAAACCAGTACCAACGCACCATTTAAAGAATTTACCAGTAATTAGCTTAACTAAATCAGTTTTAAGGTCTAATTCATAAGCTCGAAGCCTTAATTTTAAGTGATCTGGCTTTAAATCGTAAATATTACCAAGCTCTCCAATAGTTTTTTCACCATCAAAAGCGGCAGAATAAACTAGGTTGTTGGTTCTAGGAAAAGCAGGCATGTAATTACCTCCAAAACTATTAGGATCTAATTTTTTTAGTTCGCTTTGCTGAGCATCTTTGCCGATAGCTTCGCTAGGTTTATCAGATTTATTTTTAAAAAAGTCATTCCAAGCCATAAATTAATAGTTTAACCGACCTCTCAATATCGTTGTGCGGCCGTTATAGCGGTTAATATACATTTGAAGCTGAGTTTCTAAAGCTTGTATTCCTTTAATTATTTGATCTAAAGACCTAAATTCTGTGCTAATTTTCATCTGCCCATCATCTAAAGTATAAGAAGCTGTTCCAG